GTGCGTCGCCTCGCTCGGCGACCTCGCACACCTGGTCGTCGACACGGGCGCGGAGGGTCCTTGTCCTGGCGGGCATCCCACCGGCGCCTACCTGTGGGCCTACCGCAACGTCCCCGCCGAGACGTACCTGTTCATCCAGGACTCGATGGTCGCGCTCACCGACCCGTGGCCGTGGTTCCTCGAGCAGATGCCCGAAGGCCTCGGTGCGGTCGCCTGGGGCCAGTTCCCGATGCAGTGGGACGGCTCCGGCCAGAAGGAATGGGTGGAGGCCGCCTACCCGGGCGTTCCCGAGCCGGCACACGGCGTCTTCGGGCCGGTGTTCGCGATCCGGCGAAGCACCCTCGAGCACCTGGACGACGCCGGGAAACTCCCGCCGGTCCCCACGAACCGCATCGAGGCGCAGGGCACCGAACGGGCCTGGGCGTACGCGCTGTCCGGGCTGCCGGTCGCCGGGCCACTGTGGAACGCCGACCAGATGCGTGCACCCGAAGGCTTCGGCCCGTTCCGGAAGGTGTTCGCGAACCGGCCATGATCTCGTGGATCGTCGCCAGCCACGACCCGCAGATCCTGCACGACAACCTACTGTCGACCCTCGACCTCGGCGGCGACCAGCTGACCGTGGTCATGGACGCGCCGTCGATCGCGAAGGCCTACAACGAAGGCCAGGCCCAAGCCGTCCACGACATCCGCTGCTACGTCCACCACGACGTGCAGATCCTCGACCTGCCCGCGTTGCGGCAGCAGTTACAGCTGTGGACGCGCGGCGTCGGAATCGTCGGCGTTGTCGGCAGCATTTATCCGAAAGCGCCGTGGTGGGAAGGCATCCGCACCGGCGCCGTCCACGACGGGCGGATGGGTCACCTGAGGTTCGGGCCCGGCGGGCCGGCCGCCTACCTCGACGGGCTGCTGCTGGCGACCCGGCAGGAACTCGCCTGGGACGAGACCTATCCCGGCTGGCACCTGTACGACCACGACATCTGCCAGCAGCAGCTCGCCGCCGGCCGGCTCAACTGGTGCATCGGCGGCGGGGATGCGCTGGTGCTGCACAACACCGGCGGCACCCACAAGATGCGCGAACTGACCGGCTGGGACGAGGGCTTCGCCCGGTTCACCGAGAAGTGGGGACAGGAAGGTACGCCGTGAGTGACGAGCAACCCGAGCCGTACGTCAACCGGTGGGAACTGACCATCACCGCCGAAGCCGAGGTCATCAAGGCCGAACCGCCAGCCGAACCAGAGGAAGAGGTCGAGTAGATGACCGCCGGACTGTCCGCGACGAACACCGCCAACGCCTGGCTGAACGTGCTTCGCGGCACCTCGGCGGCCACCTTCACCGCGGTCACCACGCTGTTCGTGCAGCTGCACACCGGCGACCCCGGCGCGTCCGGCACCGCCAACGTGTCCTCGGTGACGACGCGCCCGGCGTTGAACTTCGCTGCCGCTTCGGCCGGCTCGCAGTCGGCGACATCAACGCTGCCGTCGTGGGCGAGCTGGGCCGGCACCAACGGCGAGGTCGTCACCCACATCTCGGTATGGGGTGCCTCGTCGAGCGGCACCTTCTACTACTCGGCGGCGCTCACCGCATCCAAGACCGTCAACACAGGCGACACGCTCAACCTGACGTCGCTGACGGTCGCCCTCACTCCGATTGCCGCGTGATGCCATGAGTGCCGGATTCGCAGTCACCAAGACCGACGTCGACAACCAGATGGGCCGGCTCATCGTGGACGTGCGGGAAGCCCTCGACGCGTGCGCCGACTTCAAGACGTGGCTCGACGACACGGCCCTCGGCACCGACGCATTCCTCACCACGCTCGGGTACTCGGGCGGCGAGATCTCCACCATCCGGGCGGCGTTCTCGGCGATGAACAACCTGCGCCGCATCGCCCACGCCGAGATCAACCAGGCGTCGCAGAACGACTTCTTCTTCGACGCCAAAAAGCTCACCGGCATCAACCAGTAACGATCGGGGCGGGGGTCCGGCGTGGCGCTCGCGATCGACTCCTCGACCCCGGCGATCGCGGTCCAGTCCAACGGAGCGACCGCCACCTGCACCACCGCAAGCTTCACCCCGCCGTCGGGGTCGGTGCTGCTGATCCTGTACAGCGCCAACTCGATCGACCCGACCTCGCCGGGCGTGCCCACCATCACCGACTCGTTGGGCGCGCATCTCACCTACACCCGCTACGACCACTCGGTGCGTTCGGACACCCCGAACGCCGACGGGCAGGCCTGCTCGTGGACCGCCCCGGTCGCGTCATCCGCGGCGATGACGATCACCGTCACGAACCAGGCCGCATCCGGCGGCCGGCACGCCGCGGTCTGTGTCATCGTGCTCACCGGCGCCGACACGACCACCCCGGCCGGCGCGCACGGCGAGGGCGGCTCCACCTCCACCGCGACGGTCAACACCTCCTACACCGCCTCGGCGACCGGCGGGTGGGGCTTCTCGGCGATCGCCGACTGGAACGCCACCGGCGTGATGACCGCCGGCACCGGCACCACGCGGATCGGGTCGGCCGCGGTCGGGGCTCCGGACTACGACTACGGATTCTTCCGGCGCACCACCGCCGACGACTCCAACGGCGTCAGCAACACCGTCAACGCCAACCTGGCCGGAACATCCAGCTCGGTCCGCTGGATCTACATCGAGGTCCTCCCGGCCGCCGGCGGCGCCACCGTCAACGCCGACGCCACCCTGACGAACACCGCAACGATCAGCGCGGCCGCGGCCAGCGACAAGCCCGTCACCTCGTCGCCGACGTTCACCGCCACCATCACGCCGGCGGCCAGTTCCACGAAGCCGGTCGACGCGACACTCACCGGCACGGCGACGATCACCCCGGCCGGTGCGAGCACCAAGCCGGTCGACTCATCGCTGACTGCGACAGCGGCGAGGACCGCGGGCGCCTCGGCCACCAAGCCGGTCGACGCGAGCCCGACGACAACCGCCACGATCACGGCCGCCGCGGCGTCAACCAAGCCCGTCGACGCCACAGTCGGCCTGACGGCAACGATCACACCGGTCGCATCCGTCACCCCCGCCGGCAAGAACATCGACGCCGCACCGACGTTCACCGCGACGATCGCGCCGGGCACCGCCACAACGAAACCGATCGACGCCGCCGTTGCCGTGACGGCCACGATCACCGCCGCCGCATCGACCACGGCCGCCCAGTCCATCGCCGCGACCCTCGCGATCGGCGCGACCATCACCGCCACCGTCGGCGGCGCCACCGCGAAAGCCACCTCGACCGCCGCGGTCGCAGCACTGCGCACCTCGACCGTACTGGTGGCTGCGACCGCCACATCCACGCCCGCGGTCACGGCCGCCGCCACATCCACGCCGGGGGTGACATGAGCGCCACGGTGTTCTACTCGTCCAGCAACGAACTGGCCACCCTGACCAACACGTTCAAGGTCAACGGAGCGGCGACCGATCCCACCACGGTCACCCTGACGATCACCGAACCGGACGGCACAACCACCGCCTACACGTACGCCGCGACAGAGATCACCAGAACCGGCACCGGCGTCTACACCAAGGACGTCACCAGCGACTCGGCCGGCACGTGGCAGTACGAATGGGAAGGCACCGGCACTGCAACAGACGCGGTCGCCGGCACGTGGGAGGTCCAGGAGACCTCGCTCGGCCGACTGTACTGCACGCTCGAAGCCCTCAAGTCGCGGCTGTCGATCACGAACACCGATGACGACCTCGAACTGCACGGCGCCTGCTTCGGTGCTTCACGCTGGGTGGAGCAGCACACCGACCGGCACTTCTGGCGAACATCCTCCTCCGAGGTGCGCACGTTCGTCCCGGACAACGGGTACTGCCTGGAACTGCCCGCGTTCAACGACCTCGTGTCGATCACCACCCTGAAGACCGACGCGTCAGGCGACGGCACGTTCGAGACGACCTGGACCAGCGGCGACTACCAGCTCCTGCCGGTGAACCCTGGAGCGGCGCCGGAGACGAAGCCCTACACCGAGATCAAAGCGGTCGGGTCGCTCACCTTCCCGTGGCTGTGCACGACCTCCCTCGCCAGAGACGACCGGGTTCAGATCACCGGCGTGTTCGGCTGGCCGGCCGTGCCGCGCGCGGTGAAGCAGGCCGCCGCACTGCTCGCCGCCGAGCTGTACCGCACCAAAGACGCCCCGCTCGGGGTGGCCGGCGACGGCCAGTTCGCCATCCCCATCACCGGCAACGGTACCCAGTTGGCGATGCGGCTGCTTGCACCGTACCGGCGTGATGCGGTGCTGGTCGCGTGACCGCCACTCTGCAGCAAGCGGTCGACGCACTGTCGACAACCCTTACCGCCACGCTTACCGACAGCATCCAGCCCAACACCCACCCGGCCGGGAACATCAACCCGCCGGCGTTCGTCATCACGCCAGCCGAGGGCGACTTCCTCACCTATGACGACGCATTCGGCGACCAGGACACCGCCCGCCTCGCCCTGACCGTCTACACCGGCCGGCAGCAGGACAAATCCGCCACGACCCTGCTGTTCGAGTTCTGCGCGCGCACCGGCATCAAATCCATCTTCGGCATCGTGGCCACCGATCCGACCTTGGGCGGGGTCGTCTCGTCCGCATCGGTGCTCACTGCCGGCTCGTATGGCTCCTACGCGCTGGGCGGCCCCGAGTATCTGGGCGCCACCTTCATCCTGGAGATCCTGCTGTGAGGTGGCTCGTCTGCCAGCCCGGGCCGTCGTTCTCCGTCGCCGACGTGCACGCCGGCTGGTGCGAAGCCCTCCGCGACCTGGGCCAGCATGTGGAGGAGTTCACCCTCGCCGACCGGCTCGTCTTCTACGACGCCGCGTTCATCCGCGACGACGCCGGCGAGTACAAGAAAGCCCTCACCCCGCAGGCCGCCGTCGAGCACGCCCTGAACGGGCTCGCCGCCGGCCTGTTCAAGTTCCGCCCGCACGTGCTGCTCGTCGTCTCGGGATTTTTCACCGACACGGATCTGCTCGAGCAGGCCCGCCGCACCGGTACCCGCGTGGTGCTGTTGATGACGGAAAGCCCGTACGAGGAGGAGCGGCAACTCAAACTCGCACCCCACGCCGATCTGGTGCTGCTGAACGACCCGACGAACCTCGCCAAGTACGAGACCCTCGCCCCGACCGTGTACGCCCCGCACGCCTACCGGCGTACGGTGCACTGTCCCGGGCCGACCGACGAGAAGCCGTCAGACCTGGTGTTCGTTGGCACCGGCTATCCGTCGCGGATCGAGTTCTTCGAAGCCATGGACCTCGCCGGCCTGGACGTGGCGCTGGCGGGCAACTGGATGCGCCTCGACGAAACGTCACCGCTTCGCGGTTCGGTCGTGCACGACATCAACGAATGCTTCGACAACCTCGACGCGGTCCCGCTCTACCGGGCCTCGAGGTGCGGGATCAACTTCTACCGCCGCGAGTCCGAGGAGAACGCCACCGCCGGCTGGGCCATGGGTCCGCGCGAGGTCGAACTGGCGGCGTGCGGGCTGTTCTTCCTGCGCGACCCCCGCGGCGAGGGCGACCGGATCCTGCCGATGCTGCCCACCTTCGCCGGCCCCGAAGACGCAGCCGAACAGCTGCGCTGGTGGCTCGGCCACGACGACCAGCGGCGAGACGCCGCAACCAAAGCCCGGGAAGCCATCCACGACCGGACGTTCCACCACCATGCCGCCAGACTGCTGCGGCTTCTCGGAGTGAAGGAGTAGGCCAGTGGCACGCAGAGCCGGCCGGAACGCACGCGTTTTCATGAACCTCACCTCCGGCGGCACGCCGGAGCCGATCGCCTACGCCAAGACCAACACGCTGCAGGCGGCAACCGACAAGTTCGACGTGACCGCCTTCGGTGACGTCAACAAGACCTATGTGGCCGGCCTGCCGGACAGTTCGGGAAGCTTCGGCTTCTGGTACGACGACTCCACCACCCAGACGTACGCGGCCGCGGTTGACGGGGTGGCCCGCAAGTTCTACTTCTACCCCGACTTCACCAACAGTCCGTCGGTGTACTGGTACGGGTCGTGGTTCGTCGACTTCTCCATCACCGCCGCGGTCGACGGCGCGATCGAGGGCACGGCGAACTGGAACGCCGCCGGCCCGGTCAACAAGAGCACCGCGTAGCAATGGCGATCTCCCTGACCGTGGCCGGCGAGAAGGAGCTCCGTGAGGTCTCCGAGAAGCTGAAGCGCGGTCAGGGAACGCTCCGCCGGGAGTTGACGAAGGCGTTCCGCGACGCCGGCCAGGAAACCCTGCAGCGGGTCAAGCGCAATGCCTTGTCGATGCGGATCCGCGGCCGCCGCAAGGGCGGGAGACCCTTCACCGACCATCGCGTGGGAACCAACATCCGCGCGCGGATCGCCCGGCTGACGGAGCTTGAAGTCTCCACCGGATCCGGGGATCCGCGGGTCAAGTTCGTGGTGCGCTCCGACCGGCTGGGTGATGCGAGGAACCTGCCGTTCCACTTCGACTCGGGGCGGGTCTTCCGGCATCCGATCATGGGCAACAAAAAGGCCTGGGCCGGCCAATCCGGTGAGCCCTGGTTCTACGACGAAATCAAGCGGGACGTGAAGGTCTTCGCCGACAAGTGCGAAGACGCGATCGACCGGACCATCCAACAGATTGCGAACTAAATGGGCTGGATCGAGTTAGCCGACGTGGATCGGGAGAAGTACGGGACGCCGGAACGGATTCCGCTCGAATACGGGCGCTGGGGACTCAAGTCCATCGACGCTCTCGAAACCGAGGTCGGCTGGACCGTCGAAGACCTCACCAATGCGTTGCAGCGCAGAAAGCGCGACGCGGACGGCAACGTCGTCACCCGGGACGAACTCGACGACGATGGCAACCCGGTCCTCGACGAGAACGACAAGCCGAAGCAGATCGAGGTATCCGCACAGTCGCCGCGCGCCACCCTCGCGCTCGTCTGGCTGTGCCTTCGCTCCATCGGCATACGCATCCCGTGGGACGAGTTCGACATCCACGGCTTCGGCCTGCGGATCAGCTACGGCGACGATGACGAGGGAAAAGCGGAGGAGTCGGCGGAGGAGCCCCCGGCCTGACCGACCGGCGATACCAACTACTGGCGTTGCGCTACTTCCCCGGCATGACCCCCGAATTCGTGATCAACGGGTTCGACGGCACCGGCGTCCCCTGGGACTGGTGGGTCACCATGTGCGACCTCATCGACAAGTTCATGGAGCGGGGGCTGTAGGTGACGCGACCGCTCGAGCTGAAGGTCGAAGGCGACAGCAAGAGCGGCGTGGCTGCGCTCGCCGCCGCGCAGCGCGAGCTGGACAAAGCCGCCCGGGAGGCCGACCGGCTCGGCAGAGCCTTCGACGATGCCAAGCATGATGCGGAACAATTCGACCGCGAGCTGGCCAAGAACGCCCTCGCCGTCAAGGCGCTTGCCCACGAATATCAGGCGGCCGACGCTGAGGTCCGCAAGGACATCAAGAAGCGGCTCGACGCGGAACGTTCCGCCGGACGTGAACTCAGCAAGATTCGCTCCGAGATCATCGGAGACACCGAGCGAGACAGCAAAGCGGCGAACGCGGCATTCGCTGCCGCCGTAAAGAGCCGGGACCGCCTCGCGTCCAAAGCCGAACGAGAATCCGCCAAGGCCGCCCGGGAGGCCGCCCGGGAGGCCGCCCGGGAGGCCGCCCGGGCGGCCCGCAAGGCGGGAACCGATTCAGGAGACAGCTTCAGCACCGGGTTCAGTGGTGTTGTCGCGCGCGGTGTCGAGCGTGGCGCGGTCGACTCGGCGAGCACCTTCGCCTCGGCGTTCGAGGGTTCGCTACTGAAGAACCCGACGATCCTCGGCATCGGCGCCGCGCTCGGCGCGCTGCTGGCCATCCCGATCGGTGCGGCCATCGGTGGTGCGGTGCTCGGCGCGGCCGGTATCGGTGGCGCAGCGCTGGCTGGGTTTGCCGGGGCGAAGGCGGACAAGAGTGGTCAGGTTGCGGCCGGCACCAAGAGCCTCACCGATTCGCTGAACGCGCAGCTTCTGGCCGGTGGACAGGATGCCGTCCAGCCGCTGATCAGGGGTCTGCATGAGCTGCAGCGCGCGACCGACAACCTCCACCTCGATAAGATCATTCGCGACGCGGCGAAGTACATCGAGCCGCTCGCCGCCGGCGCCGGGAAATTCGCGGACTACGTGTCCGAGGGTGCCGACATCCTGGTCCGCAACGCCGGGCCGGCCGTCGACGCGATCGCCGACGAGCTCCCCGAGATCGGCAAGGCGTTCAAGCAGTTCTCGACCGACGTGGGCAGCGGCAGCAAAGGCGGCGGCGACGCCATCCGCGACCTACTCGAAGCCGTCGCGCACACCATCATCGGGATCGGCGTGGTCGTCGGGGCGGCCGAGAAGGCCTACCACGCGCTTGACCAGTTCGGCGACGGCGTCACAGGCGTCGTCGACAAACTCGCCCCGTTCAGTCCCGCGCTCGGGTCGGCGGCGCTTCTGCTCGCCGCGTTCGGCCAGCACGGCGACGATGCCGTCGCCGTGGCACATAGGCTGACGACCGGCGTCGAAGAATTCGGGGAAGCGGCCGAGTCGGGAGTCGGCAGCCTGGAGGCGCTTGACTCCGTCCTCAATCACACCGCCGTCACCGCGGACACGATCATGGGCGGTGCCGTCGACAAGCTGGTCAACCAGATGCTCTCCCTCGACAACGCCACCCTCGGCTGGGACGAGGCGCTTAC